CCAAATTCATCCAGCGATTATGCCAAGCTTAATGCAGATCTTACAAATCAAGATAAATTAGTTTCTTCATATTATAATAAAGAAAAATTCTGGTTCCCAGATCCAGCAATGCTTCTTGCAACAGTTCACACTACAGACAAATCAAAATTATTCGATATTGTTAACTTAAGCCAAAATCCTGTAAGTGTGATTGTTAGAAAATCTATAGATGCTAAACTTCCAATCAAAGGATTTGACATTACAGCTCAAGAATACTTCGGAGCTAATAATATTCCGACATTCATGAATCCTCAGGATTATATTTCTGATTATTTCATCGATGTTATTGTAGTTAGCGGAAACTGGACAAATTATGGAGATCTTTCATTAGATCCTGTTTATGCTTCATACTTCACTACTAAAGGATTCGTTAAGTCGCAAATAGATAACTTCTTAGCTTTGAAGGAAGTAAATTTGGTTCTTTCAGTAACTGGATGCTTAATCCCTGATTTTGTTGATCAGAACGGAACTAACCAATACATCAAAACAATTTTAAATAACCAAGTAGGACAAACTGGAATTCTTTGTGCAATCAATGAAGAAGCTTTGGATGATCTTGCTTCTGGCGAATATTCTTATATAGATTTAGTAGGTCATCACCTTACAGGAGAATTAGATCCTTCTAATCCTATTGTTACTGGGATAGATTTTTTAAGCTATAGCTCACCATTGTCTGCTAACTTAATCTATCAAGTCGATGAACCAAATTCAACAAATGACATTTTAAACAATAATAAATATTTAAATGAGATCGCAACATTCTTTATGAGTGATTATGAATCTCCATCAACTGCAGGTATTTTTCATAATAAATTTGCAAACTACAATGCTGGAGATTTAGACGGCGGATATCCATTCCTTCAAACTAATTTTTCAGGAGTTAATAAAACAGCAGAATTAACAGATCTTAAAAATTTCTTAGCTGTTACATCAGATTCTCCTGTTGCTAAATTCATAATAGGTAAAGTTACTGGAGATTTAACAGGGAATGTTCAAGCATTGAAAAATTTCTCTAACGGAGATCTTGTTAAATTAAAGGTGGTGGAAGTTAAGGAGATTACAATTGCTCCTGGAAATGTTCAGCTGAGAATAAAATGGTCACATCCTTTATTCGGATCTAATACTCCTTTAGTAAGTCCTTACTACAGAACTAATTTAACTGACGAACATTATCAATTCTGTAAAGCAGATTATCTTGATACCTATATGGATCCTGCAATAAGTCCAAGTTACTACAATTATTATGGATATGAGGAATCAAGCCTTTACATGGATTATGCAGACGGAAAGGTTATTGACGGAGACATCATTCGTAAAACATATGACGGATCTTCAGTTCAATACGTTAAATTCTCAGAAGAAACAGATAGAGACGGATTTAAGGTTATTGTTCTAAAAGCATACGTAGACAATGCATACACAACTCAAGAGGATGCAACTTCATGGAATAATAGCTATATGATCAATTCAAATGGCCCTAATGATACTGTTGAAAATTATATCATGAAAGCAGCAGGATTAAATATCATATCATTAGTTGGAAATTTAAGTGACAAAGTTGATTATCTTGCAAAAATATCAGATACTCAGGTTCAAATGTCAGTACAACAAGTTGCTGATTCTGGATTGAAAGTAGGCGATTATCTAGTTTCCACTGACACCGATATCTTCAGCAATAGTGTTGGAAATTATTTACCTAGATTAACAAAAATCATAGAGGCTAAGAGAGTAGCAGTAAATGGACAGCCTGGATCTTATACTATCTTAGTAAAAACTGACAGACCTATTGATACTACTAGCTATTTCAATCAAGTTATTAAATTTAAACCAATTCATCAATACGTTGATACATTTAAGTTTAGCTATCTTCCTGGATTCCAAATCAAATCTACACACAAGCCTAACGGAAGTGATGATAGAATTGATGAGATCCTAAATGTTCTATTTGAAACTAATATAGCTAGAACACTTTCTGATAGAAACATTATCACATTTAGATACATTGTAGATACATTTGATGGCCAAATTAAAACAAATTCAAAATCTCAGCTTGCATTACTTGCTAAAACCAGACAAAAATGTCTTGCTTTAATTAATGCTCCTTCTTTACAGAAATTTAAGGAATCAGTAGATCCTAGATTTACTGATGCACCTTCTGCAACAGAACCAGCACCATTAATCAATGCTAAATATATTGCAGACGGAGGTAATTTAGATTTAAATCCTTCATTCAGATTCACATTACCTGATGAAGATAATGGATCTAAGTTCTGTGGTGTATTCTCTCCTTTCTTAACAATCAGAGAGAACGGTAAGAATTTAAATATTCCACCAGCAGCACACGTAAGTAATAATTTTATCAGAAAATTTGCTACAGGAGAACCTTATTCAATCGTGGCTGGACAAAAAAGAGGCGTTCTTTCAGGATCTAACTTAGTTGGACTTGAATATGATTTCTCTCAAGATGATAGAGACTACTTAGAGCCATTCGGTATTAATCCAATTGTAAGAAAAAGAAATATTGGTTTAGTAATCTACGGTAACCAAACAGGATATCAAAGAACTAACTCAGCATTCAATAACTTACACGTTAGAGATTTACTTATCACACTTGAAGAAAGTGTTGAGGATATCATGGCTAATTATGTTTTCGATTTTAATGAAGATTCAATCAGACTTGAAATCAAGACAATCGTTGATAACTACTTATCTGGAGTTAAAAACGTAGGAGGTATCTACAACTTCTTAACTATTATGGATTCTTCTAATAATACACCTGCTATTATCGACCAAAACATCGGTATTATTGATATCATTATCGAACCAGCAAGAGGTATACACAAATTCATCAATAGAATGACAGTTGCTAGAACAGGTGGAATCGCATCTGGAGGATTTATCCAATTTAGTTAATTTGATATAAAACTCTAAAGGGAAATATATAAAATAAAAAATGGCAGGATTACCACATTATAGTTCAGCGAAAGCTTCGGTTAATAAATACGAACCGGTTTTTTTAAACCAGTACGAGGTATTGATCACTCCCCCAGCTGCAATTACAGTTCCTCAAGGAAATCCAACTAACGGAAATATCCTTTTAGAGCAAGTAAAAAGTATCAACGGTTTAGGAGCAGATATTACACCTCCTGAGATCACACAGCAGTATAAAAATGCTAAAAGATACTATGCAGGTCCAAAACCTAATAAAACAGGTTTTGAATTGGAGGTAAATTTCGAAGTTAACCTGGACAATAATAATTCCATGTATGCATACAAGGTGATGAGACAATGGGCAGATTTAATCTACAATCCATTGACTGGTGCACTTGGTCTTAAAAAAGATTATACTGGAACAATAGTAGTAAGTGTTTTCAATAAAGCAGGCGACGTTTTTAGAAGAATCACATGTAAAGATTGCTTTATTATGAGCAATTTAACGCCAATGAATCTTAACTATACAAATAGTGAAATATTTTCTTTAAGAGTTCAATGGGCAGTTGATTATTTTGAAGACACATTCTTATAATAAATTAAAAAATGGCAGGATTACCACATTTTACAAGTTCAAAAGCAGCAGTAAGTCTTTACGAACCGGTTTATTTGAACCAGTTCGAAGTTATCATACAGCCTCCTGCTGCGGTTTCTAACCCTGCTGGAAATGCAGGTAGAACATTACTTGTTGAAAATATAGTTTCAATGTCTGGATTTGAGGTTGATAAAACACCAACACCAGTTACACAAACATATAAATTTGCAAACAGAAGATATGCTGGTGGAGCAGTTGATGATACTGGAGCTAAAGTAACATTTTCTTTTGAAACGAATTTAGACGATAATAATTCTAACTATGTTCACAAAACATTAAGACAGTGGGCAGATTTAGTTTACAATCCACTTACCGGAGCTATGGGATTGAAATCCAACTATGCAGGAGGAACATATATTCTAGTTAGCATTTTCAATAAACAAGGAGACGTTTTTAGAAGAATTAAATTCTTAAATTGCTTCCCAATAGAATCAATTACTCCTATGCCTTTAACATATCAAAACGGTAACGGGATGTACACAATTAATGCAGTATTTAGAGCAGATTACTTCGAAGATGTGTTTAATTAATAAATACTAGAAAGATATATAAAAGGCTTATCCTACCGATAAGCCTTTTTATTTGAAATATCATTTGGAAAGAAACCCAATGCAAGCATGAAAGAGGGTGACGAAGAAAAATCCGAAAAGAAAAATAGACCTTGGTCAAAATGCAGAGGGCATAACACGCTGGATAGGATCTAGCACATCTTTAGTTGTCCATACTATTCTTTTTATAGGATCTTTAGTAGCACCAATGCTTGGACTAGTTGATACAGAAAAAATGCTGCTAGTTTTAACCACAGCAGTCTCATTAGAAGCCATTTATCTTTCCATCTTTATTCAAATGTCAATTAACAGACATAACGAGAATATTGAGGAAATCCAAGAGGATCTGGAAGAAATCAGGGAGGATGTGGACGAAATCATAGAAGATATAGACTAATTAAAAAATTACTAGGCCGGATTAAATTTTACCTTCAATACTACAAGTAAAGATAGATAAAATATAAAAATTTCTATGGATAACAATTTGGACGAAATAGCTTTTAGACAGCTAGAAGAAAGAGAGAAAATGAGCCCACTTGAATATGATACACCTAAGGAGGAAGTTCCTGAAGTAAAGAAATCTCTTGGAAAGGCTTCATACGTTGATGATATTGTCGATATACAGGGAATGAATTCACCATGGAAGAAAATGCCAATCACAAATCTTCCATCAGAGGGATTCGGTTATCCAACTGCTATGGAAATTTCAATTAGATCCGCAGAGGTTGGTGAGATAAGACATTTTTCAACAATTGATGAAAACGATCCTATTGACATAGATGATAAGATAAATCATATCATTTCTAAATGCTCAACAATAAATTGGCAGGATGGAACTCTAAGCTATTTAGATCTTTATCAAGAGGATAGATTCTACATTTTTATGGCTATCAGGGATTTAACATTCATTAAAGGGGAGAACAGGATTTATATTCC